CAGTCCGCTGCTGGCTTCTGATCCTCGCCTTGAAGCCTTCGGGCTGTGGCAACCTTTCAACCCACCACCAAACCTATGCTTTCCCGTGTCTTGTCACGGCTGAGCCTGAACCTCGCTGAGCGTGCCGTCTTGCGGTACATCAGACAGAACCCAGGTCATCAGCTGTTCATGATCAACGACGCGACTCTCAAGTCACACCACAGCTGGGGCACCAAGTCCGTGCTGTCTGACCTTGAGCGTCATGGTAAGATCTATGTGCGCCGCTTCCGTCCCGTCAGGGTCAAAGGCGACATCACAGTTAAAAAGATCAAGCCGCTGTACTATGCTGCGGACCGTTACCATGGCTGAACCACGCGTCCGCTCAGACTACGCTGCTGGTGCACGCCGCAGCGCTGAGATCATCGCCAACGCTAAGGCGGTTGGCTTCAGTGCCACATCAGCTCGGGGGCTCTCTGCCCTTGAGCGTGGCTTCTACTACCGCAAACTAGAGCTGGAGGCTATGCCATGTCAGTGCTAAGTTTCATTGCCATTGTCATGATCGTGGCAGCTGGCTGCAGTACAATTCCTTCAGTGTCCATCCTGCTATTGATGGCAGGCATCGGCTCTATTATACTCTCTGTGTTGCTCGATTCACTATGAGAGTACACATCACCCGCAAGTCTTCAAACAAGAAGACTGGCCCAATACCTGTCACCACTACTGAGGCAAGCTCGTGTCCACCATCATGCCCTTTCATCAACGCTGGGTGTTACGCCAAATCAGGGCCTCTCGCCTTGCATTGGCGGAAGGTCAGCTCTGGCGAACGCGGTACCGATTGGCAGGGTCTATGCGACTTCGTCCAGTCATTACCCGAACACCAGCTTTGGAGACACAACCAAGCTGGCGATCTCCCGCACCATCATGGGGTAATTGATCATGCTGCACTGGCTCACCTTGTTGTGGCAAACACTGGCAGACGGGGATTCACTTACACCCATCACACGCTCACACCCGAAAACGTTTCAATGCTCACGCGTAGTAACCGTCAGGGTTTTACTGTCAACGCGTCGACGGAATCGCTTGATCGGGCTGACCATGCCATGTCCTTGGGCTTACCTGCCGTTACGGTCGTTCGGAATGACCAACCCGTTCCGAAGCGGAGCCCTGCTGGAAATCGCGTGGTGGTCTGTCCAGCGCAGACACGATCGGACGTGGCATGTGCTGACTGTCAACTCTGCTCCAAGGCCGATAGGGGCTGCATCGTAGCCTTCCTGGCTCATGGCACCCAAGCTAAGAAAGTCAACGCCGCTGTCTCATCATGACCGTTACAACAGGCAAGCCTAGCACCTGCCTCAAGCTCACACATCAGGAGGTCCGTCGTCTTCTAGATGCACTGCAGGGCACTGAGGAACCACTCAGGCTGTGCACGTGGGAGGACTCAGATCGACGTGGACACTGCAAGCTGATTCACAGACTGCAGCGTGCCGATCGTAGGTTCTATTACTATGAATGAGAGGGAGTGGATCTCCTTACTGAGCCAGCGCCTGTGGTGGGTCGGTGGCTCTCTAAGGGGATTCACTCTCCTTCCAAAATCCACCATCATCAGCTTCAGTTCAGTGCCATGAGCATTAACTACCAACAGGTCTACGAAAAGTCTCGTAACGATGCCAAGTGGAAGGAACTCATGGATCGCATCCGTGGTTACCACAAGGAATGCAGTGAGTACAAACAGAAACAGCGTGCAGCCATCCGCAAGATCATTCAGTTCGACAAGCTGGAAGACCTCGCCATGGACAAAATGGGTGACTGTGAGGGGGCAGAGCACGACAAGGCGCTACTCGAGTGCACAGGTGCAGATCAGGAAACCCACTTCTGGTCTTGGAGCGGGGCTCAAGATCTATGCTTCGATGGTATGGTCGAAGCTGCGATTGCTTGCAGCAACGCTCAGTCCATGATCGAAGTGGTCAAGGACAAAATCAAGGTAACTTCTGCTCTCCAAAACAACCGAGAGGAGGAGATCAAGGCTAAACTCGAAGCTGAGGAGCAATCCACCAATGCGTAAACCATCCCACACCGTCACAGTTCAGGTCCCTGGCCTTCCTGGGTCTGAGTATGTATGGCGACGCCGCACTGTGTACGTCAACAAAGCTGAGTTCAAACAGATTCAGCGTTGGCGTTGCAAGGGCTACAGCAGCAAGTCAGCCATGGTGATGGCATGCTATCCTCATAGGGTCTTCCATCACAGCACGATTTGATCAGCTGCGGACCCTCACGCATTGTTTGATCAAGGGAACCAAGCCTCAGGAGACGTGAGAAACCTCCTGGGGCTTTGTCATGTTCACTATTCGGAGCATGATCCGTTACTCGCCGCTGTGGGGCGGCCAGAGCAGTGTCAGCGCGTGAGCGGCTGCACCCCACATTTTCCACCATCATCACCCGCCATGAAACGCAAAGCACTGCACCTTTCTGAAGAAGATCTAAACATCCTCATTGATGCTCTACACAACCAGTGGTGGATCCGGTACGATCCAGATGTGGAACTGACCGTAGTGCCACACCACAAACTGTTTCAGCGCCTTGTAGACGCTGCAAGCAACCTTACAAAAGGTGATTGACATGTCCAAGCCCCAACGCGGAGCAATCAAGCCCATTCAGCATTCTGTATGGGGTCCAATCCTGTGCCTTATGTTTATGTTTGGGATAGGCATCATTGTCTCCGAGGGTGTTGAGGCCAACCGCTACAACGCACCAACGAAAACACTTCGACTTATGTAATGGCAAAACCTGATCCCTTTGGCAATCGCATCGCTGAGATCATGCTTTGGGATGCAACAGACGAACCAACTGACTACACCATTGACGACGGCTTTGAAGCCGCTGACATGTGGGATCTACCTGAAGCTTATGTGTGCATCATCCGATCACAAGCTGAATCAGGTAAGATAACAGAGAAGGCGTATCGATCGGTACATGCTGCTCGCAAGTTCGTGAACAAATGCCTGGAGAATGAGGATGATTTGCTCATTCTTACTGAAAATACAATGTCCGTTCCCTTCCCTACAGATGGCCCTGAATCCCTCTGATCTAGCTGACCTACTTAGCAGCCACGGATACTTCGTCGACTACGATACAGGCGAGGTTGATCACTACACCCACGACATCAGGGAAGACAAGACTCTCTTGATTCTTCTCGCTGCCATGGGCAAGCTTGAGGTTCAGCACCACCCATACACAGATGCTGCGCCCACGTTCTATATCTCTGACCTTCAGATCAGTGACATGGAATCATATTGTGAAATGTATCCAAACGATCCACAGTGCAAAATCTATGACGTTTGACCTGACCCTTAGCCACATTGAATCGCTCGACGCTGAGCAATACTCCCTCTTCCTAGCCTATGGCGACACCTTCCGAGATACAGAGACAGATCGAGCTGGAGCAGGAAGCTCTCAGCTGCGGCAAACAGAAGTTGCACGCCTCTCTCCAACGCTTGCACGAGAAGAGCTACGCATCAGCAAGTGTGTACGGAACAGCAAGTATCTCAGCCGCGCTGCCTGACGTTATCAAGGACATCGAGGACAACCTGTCCAAGATGAAGAAAGGACGGGCTGGAGCGTACTACAAGCCTATCTCAGAGCACATTGACAACCTAGAACCACTAGCGATTGCCACCATTGCTTTGAAGATCACCTTTGACATGGTGTTCAGTATGGGACGAGATCGTGACTTACTGACCAATGTTGTGGTGTCCATAGGCAATGCCTTGGAGGCTGAGTGTAAGTTCAGGTGGTACAAAACCAACCACCCTGGCTTGATGAAGTACATCGAGGAGAAGTACTACCACGAGTCTTGTGGCACAGAACAGAAGCAGTCCATTGCTTCCGTCATCTTTGGTAGGCAAAACATCCATTGGCCTACATGGCACATCAAGAACAAGACAGCTCTTGGCTCTTGGTCTCTTGAGCGTGTATGCAATACAACTGGCTGGTTCACCAAAGAGCCTGAGCAGCGTGGTCGTAAGACTGTGCTACGTTTGGTACCCACGCCTGAGTTCATGGAGGTCAGAGACCAGCTCATCAACACTGCTGAGATGTTCTCAGGTATCCCATGGCCCATGCTTGTTGAGCCCAATGACTGGACCAATGAGCAGATGGGTGGCTACCTTACAAACGAGCTGATGCGAGGGTATGAGCTGACTCGACGCGGTAATCCGACACTAGTACACGGGGAAACGCCGCTGAAGTTTTTGAACAAGCTTCAGAAGGTGGGATACCGTGTTAACACTCACGTGTTGGAGGTTGCTTGTCATTTCCGTGACAAAGGCATCAAGGTGGGGAAGTTCATTCCACTGTGCGAAGCCTTCAAACCACCTAAACCTCCTGACATTGCGGAGAACGCTGATGCCAGACAAGCCTGGAAACGGGAGATGGCAGAGGCATATAATACTGATCGATATAACTTCAAGAGATCAGTGAGAACAAGAACTCAGTTGGAAGCAGCTGAGAAGTTCAAGGATGAGGAGTACTACCTCTGCTGGTCGTTCGACTACAGGGGAAGAACGTACCCGATTCCTGCATACCTGACACCTCAGGATACAGACTTTGGTAAAAGCCTTATAAGGTTTGCTGATGAGTCATTCGTTAATGAAGAGGCAGAAGAGTGGCTGGCTTTCCAGGTCGCTACTACCTTCGGTCTCGACAAAGCACCCATGGATGAACGAATCCAATGGGTCAGAGATAACCATGACTTGATCACAAAGGTCGCTGTCGACCCCATAGGCAATCTCCCTGAATGGGAGGTGGTCGAAGAACCATGGCAATTCATGGCAGCATGTCATGAGTACTACCATTGCTGTATCGAGTGTGATCACCAGTTTACGTCCCTCATGGTTGCTGTTGATGCAACGTGTAGTGGATTACAGATCCTGGCTGGTCTAGCTAAAGATCAATCTACTGCTAGCCTGGTCAATGTTTGTCCTGGTGATAGACCGTCAGATGCTTACAAGGCCGTAGCCGAGGAAGCCAAGAAGTATCTCCCTGCTGAGATGCATCCTTGGATGACACGGAAAACTACAAAGCGCACCGTGATGACGATTCCATACAATGCAACCAGATCCTCCTCATGGGGGTACATCAAGGAAGCATTGCTTGAGCAAGGATTTGAACCTGAGAAGGAACAGGTCTCTCAAGTTGTGGAAGCTGTTTATTTGAGTATGGATGCGATTGTGCCTGGTCCCATGCGTGTCATGCGTTGGATCAAAACACACGTTGGTCAGTACATCCGCAGTGGAGCTGATCACGTTGAATGGACCACACCCTCTGGGTTTGTGGTCAATCAGAAGAGGAACGTCAAAGAGACAGAGCGCATGGAGCTACAGCTCCTTGGTGCTACTAAAGTCACTGTGACTGTCGGTGAAGGTAACCCTTGCCCTACCCGTCACAAGTCCAGTACTGCTCCGAATCTGATACATTCGCTGGATGCGTCCATCCTCCACGAAACATTTCAGAGGTTCAATGGACCATTCACAGTCATTCATGACTCGGTGCTATGCCGAGCAACTGACATGGGAACACTCAATGCACTCGTGCGAGAAACCTACACGGACATCTTCACGCGAGACTGCTGGCTATCAAAGTTCGGAGAGGCTATTAACGCTTCTGAAGAGCCTCCCATCGTCGGAACACTAGACCCTGAGGTTGTTGAAGAATCAACCTATTTTTTCTGCTAACTTTCCACCATCATCATGGCGACTCACGTCACTAAAGAACCAGTAACCCTGGATGGCTACCAAGCTATCCTCAAGCCGTCAGAGTACGGTCACACCCTCACTGCACTGCTCCCCAAGGAAATCGTTGATGCCCTTGAGGATGAGCGTGTGGGAGGCTTGGAGTGGGCCAAGAGCAAGGCTAAGAACCCACGTCGTGTCACCATCAAGCCCGAACCCTGGGAAGAGGTGAGCGAAGGTATGTACCAATGCAAGTTCCGATGGAAGGAGGGCGACAAGGTTGTACCTGTTATCGTGGACACTGAGGGCACTGCCATCACTGATTCTAACCTTCCGCTCTATAGCGGTTCTAAGGTCAAACTCGCCTTCATCCAAAAGCCGTATTGCCTTCCTGCTGGTGACATCGGTACCTCTCTCAAGCTCAAAGCCATCCAGGTCGTGAGTCTGAACACTGGGGCTGGTGTCTCTGACAGCGGCGACATGGACGCTGAAGAAGCAGCTGAGCTGTTCGGTACAAGCCGAGGCTTCAAGCTCTCTGAGCCCAACCCTGAGGCTGCTCCTGCCCCTGTCAACATCGACGAGGACTTCTGATGCGTAGTCGCCTGGAAGAACAGGTGGCTGAGCTTCTTACAAACCTCAAAGTTGAATATGGCTACGAGCCTGACAAGTTCAACTACGTCATCGAGGCTAAATACACCCCCGACTTCAAGGTTGGGGACGTTTACCTTGAGACCAAGGGCTTCTTCAAACCAGCTGATCGTCGCAAGATGCTCGCCGTAAAGAAGTGCAACCCTGATCTTGACGTACGCCTGGTCTTCCAAGCGCCATACAATAAGATTAGTAAGAACTCTAAAACTACCTACGCCGCATGGGCGGAGAAGAACGGATTCCAATGGTGCCCGTACTATGACATACCCCTCGACTGGCTCAAACCAGGAGAGTGAGTTTCTTCGTCATGAGCCCTGCCCTGCATGCGGCAGCAGTGATGGCTTGGCACGTTATGATGACGGCCATGCTTACTGCTTCGTGTGCGGGGCATACGAGCATGCAGATGGCGAAGACCATTCCACTTACACCAACGTCATGATTCAAGGACAGCCTGTCAGCTTAGCCAAGCGAGGCATCTCTG